TAATACAGAACTTCTTAAACTCATTCTGCTCGTTTCCCAGTCTGCCGACGGTGTTAAGGTACCGCATATCTTCCGGAATAAACATATTTTCAGGGCCACCAGCTCCGGTCCGCAGCCAGTCTTCGTTCACGTTGAATTCGCTACAAATAGATTTGAGCATTAAATCGGTCAAGTTTCTGTTTCCGTTTTCTATATTAGAAATAGTTGATTTGGATATATTACCGATACGTTCTCCGAACTGTTCCATGCTCATTTCTTTTGCTTTACGAATTGCTTTGACACGTTCACCCTGCGTCATTGTCTCACCTCCTTATAAATTTCCTTAATCAAAGAATAGCACTATAGATAAAGAAAGTCAATAGAAAAAGTATTCAAACGAAACAAAAACAGCTTGACAAAGTATTCAAAATGGAATAAGATGTATTCAAAGGAAACAGAAAGCGAGGTGAAACACAATGATGAAAGAAATTCTTACAGAAGAAAAAGTAAAACAGAGATGGCAGCAGATGGAAGAAATGAATGCGATCTGGGACTGCCTTACAGAGAGACAGAAAGGCTATCTGGATGGCTGCATGAATACAGTTATTGCCCTGGCTGGGGCAAGCCAGAAGAAAGCAGGATAAAAAAGGAAGGGAAGGGCTAACCGTCATAGAGCGAAGAGCAGCCTGTGAGATTTTGAAAGGGTAGTTGCTGTTAAATAGAAAAGGCCGCTTCCTTGAGAAAGAAACGGCCATAAGAGATTAATGTCTGTGGAAAAGACAGGTTAATAGTTACCGGTGTAATCCTTATTTTTTGAGGATCAAACACACTAATGAAGCAACCGCACAAAGAACTAATGTGAAGTCACATAAATCAGCGAAGGTTATGTACCTTAACAGCAACCATCCTTTCATAATCTCACAGAACACTCTTTTAAAATTGTTACCCCTTGGCAACTCCTTTCTGGCTATGTACCAAATTAGATTAAAACCTAAAGTAACAAATCAATAATAACATTTTTATAGATTAAAGTCTATGAAAAGAGGAAGAAAAAATGATGTATGAAAAAATCAAGCGTCTGGCGGCAGCAGAGGGAATCTCAATTGCTTCGTTGGAGAAGAAGTTAAATATCGGGAATGGAACTATCCGTAAATGGAATGAAGCATCTCCGACATTCGAAAATGTTTTTAAAGTCGCAAAGTACTTTAATGTAAGTATGGATTACTTTGCGGAATGGGAAGAAAAGTGACTTGAGCAGGAAAGGAACCTTGCACAAACACACTACATAATATAACAAAAGAGAGGTGAAAACATATGGCAGTGATTAAAGAAATCAAATATGGATCCAGCCTAATCCGGATCCACGACGACTACTGTAAAAATAATACAAAAGAAGACAACCAGAGGATTATAAATAACGTCTCAAAAGTCATAATCGAATATTACCAGAGAAAGAATTACTGCGAAAGAAAAACCGCCAAATAAGGCGGAGACAGTAGGACAAGCATACATAAATAAAGGGAGGCGAGAAAATTGGAGCGCAAGATGATCATATCTCTGCTGATCGGATACATAACCGCCATGCTCCCGATCTGGGACTGGAACACAAGATTAGAACTCTTTGCCGGAACAATAGTGCTGAGTATCACGTGCCTGGCGATCCTAATCTGGCTGCAGGAGAAGAGAAAAGTAATTAAAAAAGCCCTCACGTCTGCAAACATGAGAGGCTTATAAAAAAATAAAATAATTTGATTTACGAAAAGTATAAAACAAAACAAACGAAAAAGCAAGGAGAAAATGAAATGTTAAGAACAGATTTTAATGGCTACAAAGAATTTGAGAAAAAAGTTGATGAATGCAAAAGGCATAGAACTTTTTAAGCTTTCTACAGAACGCACCCGGGTATGGGTAAATGAACTGCAGGAAATCGTAGGATTTATTCCAGCGGGAGACATAGTTTTTGTCATAGCTGCATTAAGCATAGTCGCAGAAGGAATAAAGAAAGAATATCCAGAAGCAGCACAAACAGCAGAAGCACTGTTAAGCGGATTAAGATATACGATTAAGTCAGAGGTAATTAACGACAATATAACCGAAGCAGCAGGAAGAGAATTATACAAAGAATTCAAGAATAAATAAAAAGCTCATGTACGGGAATACATGAGCCGGGCTTTCGCCACCTGAGACAATTGCAATACAACAAGTATAACACTCAGGCGGCGGAAAGTCAATTCCGGCAGGGGAGAACCTGCCATATTTTTAACCTTTTTCGAGGGTCGGAAGACCCGTTTAGGACTTGATAAAGATATTAAAGTTAGGACAGAAATATGGCTACGAGACGTAATGAATACACGTTCCGGGATGGAGATATCATTGACCGAGAAGAATACCATGACGGGAAGTATGGAGCAAAAGGTAAGAAGAGAGAAAAGAAGAAGACTCCCACCAAAGAAGATATGCAAAAGGTCAATGCAATGAATAAGGCTAAGAAAGCCAGACAGAGAATGCTCATGTATTTCGGTCCGGGAGATATCTTAGCTACATGGGATTACCTAGTAGAAAATCGCCCCGGAAGTATAAAGGAAGCTCTGGATGATTTCCAGAAGGCGATACGCATAGTGAGAAGGGAATATAAAAAAAGAGGATACGAACTCTTCTGGATCAGGAATATAGAAAGGGGAACAAAAGGAGCTTGGCATATCCACATTATTGTAAATGAAGTAGGTGATACAGCCAGTATCTTAGAAAGAGCTTGGAGTAAAGGCGGAACGTGGACCAGTGCAATAAAGAAAAGTAAATATTATGACGAAGATTTCACGAAGCTTGGCAATTACATAACAAAAGATGAAAACACTCGAGAAAAGAAAAAAGACGGAACATTTGCCAAACCGAGGATTAAAGAAGCAAGCTACAACACTTCGAGGAATATGCCTTTGCCTGAACCACGTGTAGACAAGCTCCAGAGATGGCAAAAAGAACTGAAGCCTAAGAAAGGTTATTACATAGCAAAAATTCATGAAGGAATAAATCCAAAAACCGGATTTAAATACAGACGATACACAATGTTCCGCCTGAATCCGCATACAGATATAGGTTGGCTCGATAGAGCTACCGAACGATTACAGATTTGAGAGGAGATGAGAAAGTGAAAGTAGATATCTACATCGAAACCAGCAGCATCTATCAGGGAATCACAGATAGAAAGTGCTCTTATGTCCTTTCGGTATCGATACGAAACGAAGAACGAACCAAGGAAGGCTTTGGACATCTTGAAGGAACTTGGCATCAGGCAGTCTTGGTTACACTTGCAGAAGCTCTTGAACGCATGACTGTACCTTGCGAAATCTGTATACATACGAGAGATGTATATGTTTGTAGCCGAATTGCGAAACTGGAAGCTCTTGCCGGGGCAGGATGGAGAGACAGCAAAGGAGAGCTGATCAAAAATGCAGAAGAATGGCAGCAGGTGTATGCTGCTGTCCACAACCTTCCAGATGCACATAAAATCTCTGTAAGATCTGGAAAACACAGTTATTCCGAGTGGCTGAAAGAGGAGATGGAAAAACGTGACTTTGGAAGAATTATGGGGCAAAGGCTGGAGCTTGCGCCCGGATCAGGACCCGCGCCAACTGGAATATCTGGGTACCATTATTAAAAACAACAGAAAATTTACATATTACCGAACTGAGAAAGGAGAGATCAGATTTGAAGATGAACCCATCGAAGGAAAACCTGAATGGATGCTCAGAGCAGAAAAAGAACGAAGAAGAAGGCATAAGCTCTATCCTTGAAGAATTTGCAACATACATCTGCGACAAGATCTGTCCGAGTAATTACACGACAATGACACAAGAAGAACAGGAACAATGCTGTGCCGTTTGCAAACTGGAAAGCTACATTGACCGAATCGGTCAGGAATATGACGAAATCAACACCTTCAGCAAAACTTCTGCCTATCAGCTCATGCAGAAATACAAAAATATCGTGCTCTGTCAGGAATGCGCTTACAGAATACACGAAGAAACGACAAATGCAGATTGCTGCAGACTTGGAAACGGCTCCTGTGAAGGATTAAAAGCCGGTGACGGATGCAGTTTCGGAAAAAGAAAAGAATAAACAAGAAAAGGAGAATCAACATGAGAACAATTGCAATCATCAACTTAAAAGGAGGAGTAGCTAAGACCACTTCCAGCATTAACATTGCTTACATCCTTAACCAGAAAGGCTATAAAGTTCTGCTTGTAGATAATGACAAGCAGGGAGACTGCTCCCGTGGATTGGATAGAAGATCTCCGGAGAGTGTCGGAATCGATGAGATTATGACAGAAGAAGATCCGGACATGGAAAAACTAATCCAGAACACAAATTATGAAAATTTGGATATCATCACTGCAAATCTCAATCTGTTAAAAGCAAATCTGGAAGCGTCCATGGATTTGACAAGAGTGCAGCAGACCAGACTGAAAAAAGCTGTTGAAAGAGTGAAAGAAGATTATGATTTTTGTGTAATCGATAATGCTCCGGATATTAACATCTCTGTAATCAATGCGCTTGCGGCAGCAGACGATGTGCTGATTCCTATTGAAATTGATGATAATACGATGGAAGGCATGGGAGAGCTGCTAAAGCAGATCGATACAATCAAACGTGACTGGAATCCGGAAATGAAGAACGTAAAATGCTTTATTTCCAGATACAACCGATATAACGAAGCACACACTGCAGGAGCTGAGATTATTCGAGAATACTATCCGACAATGCACACCGTGATCAGAAATTCTCTTGCAGTTGCAAAGAGTACATATGCAAAAATGCCGGTTGTGCAGTACAGCAAGCGAAGCGCGGCAGCAGAAGACTATAAGAAACTTGTAAGAGAATATCTGCAGATGATAGGGAGATAAGTATGGGAAAAAGATTTAATCCACGAGATTTGTTGGGAATCCAGTCTCTTCCGCAGAGAAGGGAAGACCAGACAATTGTATACAGAGATCCCAGAGAGTTGATACCGACTCAGGAAAATTTCTACAATCCACGAACCATAGAAAACCTTAAAGCATCTATTAAAATCACAGGTTATCTTATGCAGCCAATCCTGATAGAGAACGTAAATGAAAAGGACCGAGTGCTTGCTGGGCATCGCCGCCGGTTGTGCTGTATTGATCTGATCAATGAAGGAGATACCAGATTTGAAAAAGTCCCGTGTATGTACGCTTCAGAAATCAAGATACCTGGAATGGAAACGCTGTCTCTGGAAGAAAAAGAAAAAATTGAGCCAATCTTGCGCCAGTTCAAAGTAATTCAGACTAATAACTACAGAGATAAAAGTGATTGGGAAAAAATGCAGGAATTTCTTGAAATGGAAAAGATTGTAAAGCAATTTAAAGAAAGCATGGGGCTTAAAGGCAATCTTAGAGACGAATTAAAAGAGCTTATGGGAATATCGGGCGGTCAATATAGCCGCTATAAGAAAATCAGCAATAATTTGATAGAAGAGCTGATGAAAGAATTCAAAGAAGAAAGGATTAAAATTTCAGTGGTTGATGCCGTAGCGTCTCTGAAACCGGAATTGCAACAGCAGGCATATGAGATTTTTGTGGAAAACGGAACACTGACGCCTTCTGATGTTGAGATTCTGAAAGAGCAGCAGGACACAGAAAAAGGTATTCCAGGACAAATGACAATAGAACAGGCAACCAGGCAGCAGAAGCCTGCAGAAGACGAGACGCCGATTCCCGTAGAACTGCAGATAGAAAGATTTTTTGACAGCTTAAAGAAGAATACAACAGCCAGGATCCGTAATGGAGACAGACTAATGGGAACAAAGATGATCAGCATGCTCTATTGCTATGTAAAGCACAGAAACGGATATCTGAACTATCAAGGACATCCGGATAGGATCACATTCAACCCAGATAGCCCGGAAGAGAAAGAAATGACCTGGCAGGAGCTGACCGAAGAACTGATCAGGCGCTACTCCACAAAGAAACCAGTTAAGATGACCACAATTGATGCACCTGAGAAGCCAGAGAAGAAAGAAACCAATGCTGGAAAGTGTATTCACCGAGAAGGATTCACCTGTACTCTCGAAGCAACTCAGAAAGTGATAGCAGGGGATGGAGAAAATTGTAATAGAAAATGCTGTTGGAATTGTGAAAAACATGGAACTTGTGGATACGAATGTAATGCTTCGGCTCATCGGCCAACAGAGAATACTCAGGAAAAGAGCTGCCAACCGGAAGCGGAAACACTGGACGAAAAGCAACAGGGACGTGTTGTTGAGGCCAACAAAATGGTGAAACATCTGAGAAATACAGATAAAATACCGGATGCCTGGCCGGAGAAATTAAAAGATATCCCGATTCCATCAACGGGCGATCTATCAATATATCTGCAAAAACAAGAAGACCTGTTAAAACGGATGACGGAAGTTGAGAAAGAAGAAGCAGGATTTCCAGAGTTGGTGATTAAAAAACAACAAATGCTTGTAGCAGGACTCAGAATTCTCAAAAATCTTGTAGAAGACTGTCAGGAGGAACCGGAACAGCCAGGATTGCCAATCATGAAGAATAATGACCAACGCAAAGAATGGTTGAGAAACTATAAGAGCTGGGGACTCTGGTACGAGGACAAGAACGTAGGAATCAAATACTACAAATACGACTTCGCGAATGGAGCACGTCTGATCGTAGAAGAATATGCACCGGATCAGGGAGAACAAAAAAGCTGGTGGGTCTCAAAAACGACAGAATCATACTACATGCATTTAGTGGGCGGTCCGGAGCCAAACAGAAAAGACGGAATCCCAAAATGGACATATCATTCGAAATATAACAAGTATCCGAACAGTGAAACAGAACTCGTAGAATTTTTAAAGGAGATTCAGAAATGAGATATAGAACGGAAAAAACGATAGTCGATGAAAAAGGACATAAATTTAAAATTGGAGATACTGTAACCGTGATATACAACAAAGAGTCGGGATCATACGGTGGAGGATTTGGAGAAAGAAGTCAGATTCCGTAACCGAACAGGAGTTTCATTAAACCTTACCAGGCAGGAGTTGGCAGCAGGATCACAGAATATCAAGAACATGACATTTGATACAATGCTGGCAATGAGCCTGATGGTATTGAGAGATGAATTTGATTTCGGGAAGAAGAGACTTGAAAGATTCAAGGACAGATTTGCACAAAAAGCCACATCCTTGGCAGACGACTACTGCGCATGGCTGGATATAGTAGATGTGCTCAAGGAAGAAACCAGAATAGATTTAGAAATCCGGTGGAACGACAAGAAATGACCGATTCGGTCACTGAAAAAGGGTGCTACTAAAATTCACATAGATACATCCTTCCTGTGTGAGCCTGTCAGATCACAGGAAGGAGAAAGGAGAAACAAGATGCAGAAGAAAGAAATAGATGATCTCAATGATACCATAAAATGGTTCAAGACAGCAAGAAGAAACAATGATATGGCGTGTATCCTTCCAGATGGCCCGATGATGAAAAACATCATTAAATGGCTTGAGAAATTAAGAGAATACGAAAACCGTCAGGAAAAAAGAGAAAAACGCGATAAGTCAGTATTGGTGATAGATTCACCAGAGAATTGCTATGATTGCCCGTTCGGAACTACATACTGCGGCGAACTTGAATATGAGGGTTTGTGTGAATTAGCTGACTGTTTAGACTGCGATGAAATTTTGATAACAGAAGAACATTATGATTGTGAAAGTAAATCAAAACCTGTTTGGTGTCCATTGAAGCTGTTACCAGAGAAGAAAAGTACAACTGCACCTGTGAGCAATTACGAAGTGCAGAAAAACTTATTTGCCGCTGGTTGGAATAGCTGCATTGATAAGATTATCGGAGAAGGAAAGGACATTTAAGAATATGAGCAGAGAGGAACAGATATGCGAAACCTGTAAAGAGAATGATAATGGTTTCTGCGATCGCATTGGACGCATGGTAGAAGATGACGACTGGTGTGCAAAATGGAAAACCAAAGAAGTTCCGGAATGGAAAGCAAGGATGATGAATACATTTCTGGCCGGACACTGAGAGGAGGGCGGAAATGATCCCATTTTTATACGATGTAACAGATAGATCAGGCAATCTGGTGATAGGCAATGCAACATTTGCAGAAATAGTGGAAGGTTTAAACTGCTCAAAAGCACAGGCGAACAATGCAAGGACATCCGGAGATTTAATCTTCAGGAAGTACGAAATGCACAGAGTTGATCGGAAATTAAGCAGAGTGAAGGATATCGCATTGCTTCAGGAATTTGATACCGTCCGTCTCCACTTGCTGGGATATAAGAAAGGCGACAGGAAATGAATAAAAGACAGAAAAAGAAACTATTCCGAAAAACCATGGGATGGAATCCTCCGGACTGTTTAATCTACACCAGCCTGGACTACCATGTTTTTATCGGCAAGCCCTGGGGAGGTCTGACAGCCCTAAAGAAGCAGGAAGCCACCAGAACAGTAGAAGACTTTAATCGAAATATCCAGAACAGGAATTATCTACTCAGAGAAGCAAGGAGGTATACCAGATGAAACAGGGAGGATTATTATTTCCTAAAGAATCCACCAGAAAAAAACGGAAGAAGCACCACAAAAGCATCATAGACAGAGACATGAAGAATCAGTGCTTCGTTTGCGGCAAAACAGACTATACAGAACGCCATCATATTTATGGCAGCGCAAACCGCAAATACTCAGAACAATATGGCTTAACCGTATATCTTTGCCCAGAATGCCACAGGACCTCAGAGATATCAGCACACCGAAACAAAGAAGTCAGGATTACCCTGCAGCGGATCGGTCAGAGAACATTTGAGAAGAAGTGTGGCAGCAGGGATAAATTCACGGAAATATTTGGGAAAAACTATCTGGAGGATGAATAGATGAACATTGCACATCATCAAAGACAAAAATGTTACAGCCGAAACGAATTGCAAGGAATACAGATTCTACGAACAAAAAGTGACCGAATCGGTCAGGAAGGAGAAAAAAATGAATTACGACAAAAGCAACATTCCTCTCATGAGAATGGGAGACATAAGAAAGACGCTCAAAAGAACGTTCAAAGTCCGCCCAGGCAGAAAGATTAAATTAAAAGCGCGGGTAAGATATGATGGAAACAGCACACGAATCATATACCATACAGCAACTGTTATAAAATTATATCCCTATGTGGTACAATTACAGCTGGAAAACGGGCAATACACCTCTCCCGGATACACAAAACTATATCTGATGTTCCATGGTGCCGACGAGAAATAAGAAACAGGAGGAATACCGAAGTGAATAGAGACTTATTGGAACAGTACACAGATGCAGTAAAACTGATCAAAGAAACGAGAGAAACCATAAAAAAGCTGGAGAAGAGAAACTCTGTGCAGACAAAAGATACGGTTTCTGGAAGCAATTCGGAATTCCCTTTTCAACCCATGCATTTTGTAATCCAGGGTAAAACACACGATGAGGACGACAAGATAGAAAGACAAAAACGTAGACAACAGATACAGATAGAGCAGGCAGAGAAGTTAAAGAACGATGTGGAAGAGTGGATGCTTACAATTCCATTCAGAATGCGCAGGATCATTAAGTTTAAGATTTTTGAGGAGATGAACTGGCAGCAGGTTGCAAAGCATATAGGAGGAAAAGCGACTGGAGAATCTGTGAGAAAGGAATTTGAAACATTCATGAAAAAATAAAAGTTTTTCCGGTTTTTCCGTTTTTTCCGTTTTAAATATGCAATAATATAAACTGGAGTTGCTGAAATGGATATAGGTAAATTTCCTTCCTTACGTTTGCCAGGTGCCACAGCCTGGCAAACGAATTGGCCGGTACCAGACCAAACACAAAAAGGTACAAGGACTCACATGGATTTTCCTTGGCGTAGGAGCCATCTGCTTGTAGAAAGCAGGTGGCTCTTATACTATGGACATTTAGCTCAGCCGGGAGAGCAATCGGCTCATAACCGACAGGTCCTGGGTTCGAACCCCAGAATGTCCATAATAATTACCGCGGGATAAAGTAACGGAAACTTACAGGCCTCCTTAGCCTGGAACGGTGGTTCGAATCCGCCTCCCGCTATCAGAGAACAGGAGGGATGGCATGATATACAAACGATGTAGTAGATGCGGGAGTAGGGTACCGGCAGGGACTACGTGCCCGTGCAGAAAGAATAACATCAGAGAGTACGCAAAGCCAACCGGAATAAAGAAAGAATACCACGCACAACGATGGAAGAATCTGAGACAGTTTGTGCTTAACAGGTATGATGGACTGGATATCTATATGCTGTACAAGCATAACAGAATAATAACAGCAGATACGGTACACCATATTGAACTGTCACAAGACAGACCTGATCTGTTCTATTCAGATTCGAATTTGATTCCAGTCTCAAGAGCTGGACATAAAGAGATACATACACGGTACGAGAAAGAAGGAAAGGCAGCAGTGCAGGAGGAATTGAGAGACTTTCAGGAGCGTTTCAAGACCGCCGGGGGATAGAAAAAAGTTTTAAGCGAATCTCCCACGACCACGTATGCCCCTTTCTTTCCACAAAATTCTAAAAACGAAAAAAAAGTTGGCAAATGAGAGGAGGGAGGCCGTAGGGCAAGACCGAGGGTGCCGGTAGAATTGCAAACCGGACATTTAAAAGTTATTGACGGACAGAAGAAAAGAGATGCAGAAGACCAGGTAAAAACCGAGAAAAATCAGCTCAAACGACCTCCTTCCTGGCTGATCGATGATGTCGCCAAGAAAGAATGGAGAAGAGTTGTAAAAGAGTTAAACAAGTTAAATATAGTCGGAAATTTGGATCTAAATAATATCGGAGGCTACTGTAATGCTTTCGCAAACTATGTAAAAGCGACAGAAATATTGAGTCAGCAGACGTATTATGTTGACCGAGAAACCAGAACAGGAGTAATTGTTGTAAAAAACCCCATGGTTGATATTCAGAAAGGATATGCAGAAGAAATGAGACGCTTCGCCGCCTTGTGCGGGCTGACAATTGATTCAAGACTAAAAGCAGGAACAGTGAAAGCAAATAAGCAGCAGGAAGAAATTGAGAACCGGTTCGGTGCTATATGATTCTTGATGAACTTAAAAAATACGCTCATGATTGTATATCTGGGAAAATTATCAGCGGCAGAAAACATATATGGGCCTGCGAAAGATTACTGAGAGATATTGACCGAATAGGTCAACCGGATTTTCCGTATGTTTGGAATGAAGACCAGGCAGAGAATATTGTAGAATGGTTTGCACTTTTGAGACACAGCAAGGGAATCCTGGCGAAACAGCCGATAATGTTGACTCCTTGGCAAAAATTCCGTATATGTCAGCTGTACGGATGGATACATAAAGACACTGGATACAGAAGATTCAAGAAATATTTTACTGAAGTGGCCAGAAAGAATGCGAAATCTCAGGAAGAGGCAGGAATTGCCTTGTATGAAGCAGCAGTGACTTCTACCAAAAATGCAGAGGTATATGAGATTTATACAGCTGGCACAAAACGTGATCAGTCAAAAATCGTATTTGGAGAAGCTGGTCTGATGTTGCAGGGATCACCTTTGAGAATGAGATTCAAAGTAACCAGGGACTGTGTAAAACACTTAAAAAGTCATAGCACGATAAAACCATTGTCGAAAGACGATGGAAAATCTGGAGACGGTACAAACCCTGCATTACTCGTCTTAGATGAATATCACCAGCACAAAACAACTGAATTTTACGATTTAGGCATAGGCTCCAATACAAAGGAGCCTCTTTTGATGATCATAACAACAGCCGGTATGGATCTGACCTATCCGTGCTATGTAACAGAATATCAGTATTGTTCTAAAGTTCTGGATCCAAATACAGATGTAGAAAATGATGAGTATCTGATTGACATCTGCGAAATGGATCCAGAAGACTATGAAGACATTTCAAATCTGGATAATGAAGAAAACTGGAAGAAAGCAAACCCGATCAGAATGACTTATCCGGAAGGTGCTGATAAAATTCGCGGAGAATACAAGATCGCCAGAGAACAGCCGGAACACATGACTGCATTCCTTACAAAATGTCTGGATGTATGGGTACAAGCAAAAGAAAACGGATACATGGACATGGCAAAATGGAAGGCTTGCCAGGTGGACGAGCTGCCATTTGATATTACAGGGTATCCGGTATATGTAGGATTCGATATGTCTGCAAAGACGGACCTTACATCTGTGGCTTTTGTAATTCCATTTTTATCTGGGGAGTATGATGCGAATAGAAAAGAAATAGTAAAATATATTATTTGGTCCCATAGCTTCATTCCAACAAGAGAAAAGCTCCAGGAACATATTATGAAAGATAAAGTTGCTTATGATGCCTGGGAACGAATGGGATTTCTGGATGTAACGGATACACCGATTGTAGATCAGGGAGCGGTTATGAGGTATGTACTTGAAACCTGCGAAAAGTTAAATTTAAAAATACAGTGTCTGTGTTTTGATCCTGCAAATGCAAGCAAATTAATGATGGATCTGTCGAACGAGGGATATGACGTTGAAGAGGTTTTTCAGAGCCATAAACATCTGAATGAAGCAACACAAGGGTTCAGAGAACAGGTTTTCTGCGGAAATATAATATACACTTACAATCCGCTGCTGAATTATGCGATGAGTAATGCGGTAATCCGGCAGAGTAATGGACTTATCAAAATTGATAAGGACGCAACAACAAAGAGAATTGACCCGGTGGATGCAACATTATGTGCTTTTAAGCTGGCAATGTTCCACACCTTCGGGGATGATTACGGAGATTATATTGATAACTTTATAGAGGAGATATTACACGAGGATTCTACAGAAAATTAAAAATATGTGGAATTCCCTTGTCGGAGAATCTATATCGCTGGATGATGAGAAACTTCTGGATTGGCTTGGCATTGAACCAGATACACCGAGAAATGCAATTGGGGAGGTTACATATTTCACCTGCCTGAAGATGCTCTCTGAGACAATGGGAAAAATGCCACTGAAATTTTACAAACAGACGGACAAGGGAAAAATTCGAGCAGAGCCGAATCGAACATCAAGACTATTGATGGAAAGACCGAATCGGCTCATGACCCCGACAACATTCTGGGGAACAATAGAATACAACTGCGAACATTATGGAAATGCATATGTCTGGATTCAGACAAAGTTTGAAAAGAAAGGCCGTTTCGGAGGAGAATATAATGTTCTTTCATTCTGGCCGATGCAGAGCAATTATGTAGACGTTTTGATAGATGATGTGGGTGTATTTGGAGAAGCAGGAAATTTATACTATCGTTATAGCGATCCAAAAACCGGAAAAACATATACGTTTTCACAGAATAATGTGCTGCACTTTAAAACATGGAGTACATTTGACGGAATCATGGGGAAACCTGTACGCCAGATACTGAAAGATTCCATAGCTGGTGCGATTGAGTCACAGAAATATCTTAATAAGTTGTATGTGAGTGGGTTGACTGCAAAGGCGGCACTACAATATACAGGCGATCTGGACAAGCTTAAACGCCTGGCACTGCAAAAGGAATACAACAGCCTGCTTTCAGGAGCAAAGAATGCTGGAAAAGTAGTTGCAGTACCAGTCGGAATGACACTACAGCCACTGAATGTAACACTTGCGGATGCGCAGTATTCGGAATTGAAAAAGTATACTGCTTTGCAGATTGCAGCAGCGTTCGGAATTAAACCGAATCAATTGAACAATTATGACAAGTCCAGCTATTCAAATTCTGAAAGCCAGCAGTTGGCATTCCTGGTGGACACGATGAGCTATAGATTGTCACAGTACGAGCAGGAGATAAACTATAAATGTCTTTCTGATACTGAGAAAAAAGAAGGATATTATTTTAAATTCAACGAAAAAGCAATATTGAGAACGGATTCAAAGACACAGAAGGAAGTAATAACTGGATACGTGCAGAACGGAATCTATACGATCAACGAGGGAAGAGATCTCCTTGATCTACCTTTTGTGGACGGAGGAGATGTCAACATGGTAAACGGAACGTATCAGCCGATAACACATATAGGCGCGGCTTACGGAATTAACACACAGGGAGGTGAAGGAGATGGAGATTGATGTAAGAGGGGATATCATCAGCAATGATGACAAATGGATTTACGACTGGCTGGACTGGGATTCTACATGTCCGAATGATATCAGGAATGCAATTGCATCTCTTCAGCAGGGAGAAACACTCATAGTAAACATAAACTCGGGCGGCGGCTCTGTAATGGCAGGGCAGGAAATCTATTCTATGCTTACCGGAAGAAGTGACGTGGAAATCAACATTCAATCACTTGCCGGCAGCGCGGCCAGTGTGATTGCAATGGCAAACACATGCAAAATGAGCCCTGTTGCGACTATAATGATTCACAACGTTTCAATGTCAGGAGCTTCCGGAGATTATCATGATATGCAGAAGAACGCAGAAATCCTGAAAACAATGAACAGTGCGCTTTCGGAAGCGTATGCAAGAAAAACAGGAAGATCAAAAGATGAAATCCTGAAAATGATGGATAAGGAAACGTGGATCACAGCAGAGAAGGCTCTTGAACTTGGATTTATTGATAAAATCGAGAATTCAGGGCAGCAGTTCTTTAATTGCGTGTGCGGAGTCAGACTGACGGATGAAATACGCAATAAAGTAAAACAGGAAAAAGAAGCCCAGGGAGCAAAAGAACAACAGAAAAAAGAAATATTAGGAGACTTAGACCGGTATGGTATCTGAGCGGAACGGAGGATATAAGGAATAAAAAATTATTAGAACTTTTGAACTCTATTAATGAGAAAAAAACAATGGTACAGTCCTTGGTAGAGCAGGGAAAGCTGGAAGAAGCGAGAGCAGCCAAGGAAGAACTTAAAGATATGCAGGAACAGTTTGACCTTTTGAAAGACATCATGGATCCGGACGGAGATGGAACAATTAAACCACTACAGGATCCAAAACCGATAGAAAATAACTCTATCAAAGAATTTGCTAATGCTGCAAGAAGAGGATTCCGAAACGCAACTATGGTAGAAGGCACACCTGCAGATGGAGGATATACAGTCCCGGAAGACATCCAGACACGGATTAATACCTACAGAGATGCAAAATTCTCTCTGATCAGCCTGGTTGATAAAGACAATGTAACAACAAGCAAAGGCCAGAGAACCTATAAGAAACGTGCGCAGCAGACTGGATTTGCGAAAGTGGGAGAAGGCGGAAAGATAACAGCTGGAACAACCCCACAGTTCGAAAGAATCTCATACGAGATTGAGAAATATGCAGGATACTTCCCTTGCACAAATGAGCTCCTTGCGGATACAGATGAAAATATCACAGGCGTTTTGATAACATGGATTGCGGATGAGTCAAGAGTCACAAGAAATAAAATGATTCTTGAGCAGATTGCGACAAAGGATGTAACAGCGATGAAAGATCTTGATGATATCAAGAAAGCATTGAATATCACGCTTGGACAGGCATTTAAACCTACTTCTGCAATTGTGACAAACGACGATGGGTTACAGTGGCTTGACACATTAAAGGATAACGAAGGAAGATATCTTCTCCAGCCGGATCCTGCAAATCCAATGCAGCTTAGACTTTGCGCTGGATCAACAATTGTTCCTGTCAAAGTTATTCCAAACTCCGATATGCCATCCGATACAAAGACAGCAGGAAGCAGAAAAATACCAGTTATTATTGGAGATTTGAAAGAGGGTATCAAATTCTGGGACAGAAACCAGACGACTCTTATGACATCTAACATCGCCCAGATCGGAGAACTGAATGCGTTTGAAGAAGATCTTACAATCTTCAGGGCAATTGAAAGGGAAGACTGCACGGTGAAAGACAAAGAAGCGTTCGTAAACGGACAGCTGACAATTAAAGATGCAACTGTTACAGGAGTATGAGATAAGATGGTGACCTATGGATATTGATGCAGTAAAAGAGTATCTACGAATCGACGATGATGCAGACGACATGACCATAGAACTGATGATGAACGCTGCAAAAGAATACATAAAAGATGCTGTCGGGAAATGTGATGAGAAGAATCCAAAAACGCAGATGTTATTCATGCTTATCATACAGGATCTCTACGAAAATCGTGTGCTGACAGTAAAGGAAGCAGACAAACAACGACTGACACATGTGGTCGGATCAATGGTTCTTCAGCTACAGGCGTCACAACTGGAGGAAGAAAATGGTTGATATCGGAAAACTAAACAGGCGGATCACATTTCTCCGCCTGAACACTTCAGAAGATGAAATGGGCCAGGACAAATCCGAGTGGAAAAAATATCGGACAGTATGGGCAACTGTAAAACCATACAAAGCATCAGAATACAATTTCATGAGCAAATTAAAGCCGGAGGTTACACACAGAATGTACATCCGCTTCCGAAAAGATATTACTGCAGATATGAGGATTTTGTATCAGGGACACATGTTTTCCATTGCAGGCCCGCCGCTTGATATAGACAATACGCACAGAATGTTGGAAATCCAATGTGAGGAGGTGTTCGAAAGTGTCAAGTATCAACTTTGATTTTGACGCTTCGGGACTGATCCAGGCAATGGAGAAGGCGACAAAACAATATCCTGCATCTGCGGAAAAAGTTTTAAAGAAAGAAGCGAAAAATATTGCTAAGGATTTACAAAAACGAGTAAATTCCGAAGCAAAAGGGCACCATTACCGGCAGGGGAAGAACAGCGGTGACGAAGAAACGCAGAAGCCATTAAGCGAGAGCTTCCGGCAGGGAAGAGTAATCCGTTCCGGAAGTAAAATGACAATCGCCGTAACGTCATCAGCTCCTCATTATCATTTGTACGAACTTGGCCATGATATGGTCACTCATAATCGGAAGGACAAGAAAGGAAGAGGGAGAGCAGGAACTGGAAAGAAAGTCGGAGAAGTAAAAGGAAGAAAGACAGTTGCAAGATATATGGCGCAGCGTGCGGATCACGCAGAGCTGATCGGACAGGAACTACTTGACGAAATATTAAAGGAGGCTGGAATTGACTCTTAAAGAAATAAAGAAAGCGGTCAATTCCGCTTTGAAAGAAAGATATCCGGAATACAAAATCTATGGCGCCGATACAATAGAAGGCTATACCAGACCTTCTTTTTTTGTATATATAACACAGACCTTTTTAGAATCAACAAAAAATGCCAGACATAAGAATGTAGAGGTTGAAATCTACTACATACAAAAAGCGGCAAACGAGGCAGATGGAACAGATTTTTTCACCATAATGGAAGAAATGTTCGGGCAGAAACTGACAGTAGGCAGTAGAAGCTTGAACACAAGCGACATGGAATTAACCTTCCAGGGAGAAAATGCAAATGTACCAATGTGTAGATTCGACATAGAGTTCTGGGACCGGATTGAAAGACAGGAAAATGTTGAAACAATGAAAATACTTATGCTTGGACAGGAGGTAAAAGACTAGGGGCTTACCAACAATGAACGTTGTCTTTGTGGCAGCGGCGAGAAAAACAATAAGACGAGCTGAACGTGGAACGGTTGGAATGATCATAAAAGAAACAACGGTACCAACCGCAAACCCGACTGTTATTTACAGTGAAAAAGATATCCCGGAAGCATTTAGTGAAGAAAACAAAGAGCAGATCAAATTTGCACTGAAAGGAAATGATACAACTCCAAGAAAGGTAGTTGTATATGTCCTTGCAAAGACAGAAGAAAATTACAGCAAGGCTTTAGAATACTTTGAGATTAAAAAAGTAACATGGCTGTGCTGCCCGACTGTAAAGACTGATGGACAGGAAGAAAACGTCCTGACATGGGTAAAAGAACAGAGAGATGACAATAGGAACAGGGTAAAGGCAATTCTGCCTAATAATACGGCGGACAATGAAGGAATTATAAATTATGCAACGAGCGAAGTGGTTGTAAACAATAAGAAATATACGCCAGAGGCGTTCTGCTCCAGGATCGCCGGACTTCTTGCGGGAACATCATATAAAATATCATCTACATTTGCCGTGTTGGAAGAAGTAAGCGCATGTGAAAAACTGGATAAAGATGCACTGGATACTGCTGTGGATTCAGGAAAATTTGTTGTGTTCTACGATGGAGAAAAAGTAAAAGTAGCAAAAGGCGTCAACTCTCTGACGACAGTTCAGAAAGGAAAAGCTGATTCATGGAAAAAAATCCGTGTTGTAGAGACGATGGATATGATCCACGACGATTTGGTGCTGCTGGCCGAGGACAACTATATTGGAAAGTATCCAAACACATACAGTAACAAATGCCTCCTGATATCAGCGATCAATTCTTACTTGAAAGAGTTGGAAAGAAACGGGCTGATACAGGACTATGAAATTGGACTGGATACAGAAGCGATAAAAGAATATATCATCGAAAACAAGGAGGTCTCCAGAGACGAAGCAGAAGCAATGTCAGAGGAGGAAATCAAAAAGCAGTATACCGATAATAAAGTTTTTCTGAAGGCATACGTGACGATCGTGGACGTAATGGAAGACATTAATCTGGAGATTGCTGTGTAAGGAGGAAACAAAAGGAATAATTATACAGATGACAGAGTTGTCAACGGCAGTTTTGGAGAGTGCTGGATAGACAATGACTACATGGCAGAAACGACAGCTTTGCAGGCAAAGATGAAGCTTGACACGACTGAAGTTAAGAGAACCGGAACGCTGGAAAAAGGGTATAAAGTAACCGGGATTAGCGGAACTGGAACCTTGAAGCTGAATAAAGTGACATCTTATTTCATAAAGAAGATTTCAGAGAATTTAAAAAAGGGAAAAGCAACAAGAGCGACAATCATTACAAACTTAGAAGATCCAGAGGCATTTGGAGCAGAAAGAATTCGCTTAGATAACTGCGTGTTCACAGAACTGACACTTGCGGACTGGGAAGCAGGTAAGCTGCTTGAGGAATCTATACCGTTTAACTTCAGCAGCTTCGAAGTACTTAACACAATAGATGCATAGGGGGAAAGAATATGAATTTAATTGAAAAGTTACTCAGCGTAGATAAAGCAAAAGTCACAGAGAAAGAGACAAAAAAAATTAAATCAAAGAAGCTGGCCAAACTGGTAGGCGAAGATGCAGAGATTACGATCAGAGAATTATCAGGGAAAAGATACAATGCCCTTCAGGCCATGTTATATGACAAAAAGGGAAACCGCGACATGAACGCCATATATGATTTTAATTTAATGTGCTGCGTATACGGCGTCGTGGATCCATGTCTGACTGATCAGAAATTGATGGAACATTTTGGGGCTTCTACGCCAAAGGACCTTGCGGCGATTCTGTTCGGAATGGAAACTGGAAGCATTGCATCAGAAATCGTAAAACTCTCAGGACTTGGAGATGACGCTGAAGAAGAAGTAAAAAACTTATAAAGGTGGACAGCGAAGCAAGCGTTGCTTACGCATTGTTCCGCCTAAAAAAATGGAAGCCATCGAAATATTACAACATGGGCGCGGGTGAACGATTAATCACCCGCGCTTTTTTGAAACAGGAAATACAAGACTTAAAAGAGGAAATGAAAAACAAGGGCAGGTAAGACAGTTGCAGCAGTTGTTAAGTTAATAGATGATTTCAGCAATCCGTCAAAACAGGTGGCGGCCCAGGCTCGTGACCTGGAAAAACGTTTTAACAATGTTGCTGATGTGTTCTCGCATGCCGGAGATGCATTCACATCTGCCGGAGAAACATTGACCAAGTCGGTCACTGCACCACTGTCAGCAGTCGGAACTGCGGCAATTAAGTTCTCCTCTGATTCACAGAACGCATTTCAGCAGTTTGCGGCGGCAACAGGTACCGCAACAGATGAGATGGGCAAGTATAAAGACATGATCAACAATGTCTATAAAGATAATTTCGGTGAATCAATAAATGATGTCGCAGAAGCCATGGCAACTGTTAATCAGAACATGTCTTACCTGGATGATTCGGCTCTGCAGAGATGCACGGAATACGCCTATACTCTTTCAGACACATTCGGATATGACGTTGCGGAAAGCACCAGAGCTGCAGATACCCTGATAAAAAATTACGGTGTATCTGCAAGAGAAGCTTTTAACCTGATCACCCAGGGAGCACAGTCAGGAATGGACTATTCCGGGGAAATGATAGACAGCATTAATGAATATTCAGTGCAGTTTAAGAAACTTGGACTGGATGCAGAAGATATGTTTTCCATATTTGCCAATGGCGCTCAGAATGGCGCTTTTAATCTGGATAAAGTCGGAGATGCTGTAAAAGAATTCTCTATAAGAGCAATAGATGGTTCAGATACGACAAAGCAGGGATTTGAAGCTCTTGGAATGGATGCAGCGAAAATGGCAGAGAAATTTGGAGCCGGAGGAGATACCGCAAAGGAAGCATTCAATGAAGTGATAAAAGGACTTGCTTCCATGGATGATCCTGTAGCGCAAAGCACAGCCGGTGTTAACTTATTCGGAACTATGTGGGAAGATCTGGGACCACAGGTCATAACCTCAATGTCAACTGCCAGCGACGCAATAGATAAAAGTAGAGAATCTGTCGAAGAACTGGCAAATGTAAAATACGATACATTATCAGGCGCTCTGGGAGGACTTTGGAGAACGATACAGGTAGATGTGCTGCAACCAATTGGAAACCAGTTGATTCCGTATGTCACAAAAGGGATTAATGCCATACAGAAATTTACGGACAAATGGAATAAATTAGGGCCGGCAACCCAGAAGACGATAGTCAAATTTGCAGCAGTAGCGGCAGCAGCAGGACCAGTTTTACTGGGATTTGGAAAAGTATCTACCGGAATTGGAACATTAGTTTCTGATACGGGCAAAATCGGTAGTGTGTTAAAAAAATTGACCGGAGCATCCGGGTTTTCCGGGCTTGCAAAAGTTATGACCGGCCCGTTTGGGATTGCGGCAGCGGCAGTGGCAGCAACGGCTCTGCTGATCTATAAAAACTGGGACAGAATCGCACCTATTTTGCAGAAGATAGGGGATAGATTTGTGGAATTCTGGCAGACAGTAAAACCGCAATTAGAACCGTTCATAGAATTTGTGGAAAAAATAGCATCATACCTGAAAGAGACATTCGGACCGGTAGTCGAAGAAATCTTTAATTTCGCCGGAGAATTTATCGTCGGAACATTTGATACGATTGGAGTTGCCATTGATGCGTTACTCACTATGTTCGAAGGAATTATCTCCTTTTTGAGCGGTGTGTTTAAAACAGACTGGGAATCTGTATGGAATGGATGCAAGGAGTTTGTAGGAACTGCATTCTCAGGACTGGCTGATATGGTAAAAGTTCCAATTAATGCTGTGATATCAATCGTCAATGGAGCGATCAGCAAGATTAATTCAATTCATTTTACAGTTCCTGAGTGGGTACCCGGAATAGGAGGAAAAGGCTGGGAGGGCCTTAACATACCACAAATTCCAACTCTTGCGAAAGGCACAGATAACTGGCAGGGAGGTATCGTACAGATTAGTGAAAGAGGTGGAGAGATTGTAGATCTTCCATCTGGAAGCAGGGTATATCCGCATGACGAATCCGTACAGATAGCGCGACAGGAAGCAAGAAAGAACTTTTCAGTCAAGATTGCGAAGCTTGCAGACAGTATCGTAGTGAGAGAAGAAACTGATATTGATAAAATAGCAGAAGCGATTATAAGAAAAATCGAAGAGGCAAGTGACAACATGCCACAAACAGCGTAGGAGGCAATATGGAATATTGGTTAAAAAATGGAAATAAATCAATCCAGCTTCCAATCAGACCTGAATCATTTAGCGTGACATTCGAAAATACGCATCAGACAGTAAATGTGCAGACAAAAGGGGATGTAACAATTCTTGGGAAAAAGGGACTCAAGACATATGCATTCGAGTCCTTTTTTCCGGAAAATGATTATCCCTTTGCAGATTATGCAAAAGACAGAAATCCGTGGGAATATGTAAAAGAAATTCTTAAATGGCAGGAAACACCTATCCAGTTTATTGTCACGAAAACAAAACTGAATAAAAAAGTAATCATAAAATCATTTCAGTTCGGGGAAGAAGATGGAACTGGGGATATAAAATACTCACTTACCATGGACGATTACAGACCACCTAGGTACACTAAGCCGGCAAAAGCTGTTCTTGAACCGATCGAATCAGATAAAAAGAAACCAGAGAAGGAGAATAACCGGCCAGACAATAAATCGAAAAAGAAGACACATACGGTATCAGGCAAGGAAACGCTTCGGAGCATTGCGAAGAAATATTACGGTTCAGGAAGCTATAGCAGCAAGATATATAATGCGAATAAAACGGTAATAGAAAAAGAAGCAAAGAAACATGGCCACACGAGCAGCTCGCACAATGGAGTGAAAGGCTGGTGGCTCTACAATGGAACGAAACTGGTGATCCCATGAAACTGAATTGGAAAGATACGAATATAACCGGATACGTTACATCAGTAAGCTGGTCGGGAAGCGCAAAACAAGCGGCCAGATCAGTAGTGTTTAATGTTGCGTATAGTCCAAATGATAAAAACGTAAAGAATCTGGGAATTAAACTGGGAGATAAAATAACATTTTACCCGGGATATCCGGATGATAAAAAGACAAAATTCATTGGGATGGTAACATGCAGGGAAAGAAGATCAGAGGCAGGGGAACTTTCGTATACCGCACAGGACGGAATGATTCATTTACTCAGATCGTCGGGAACCTACAAATTTGCCAACAAGACGCCTGAAAAGATTACATCTTTGGTATGTAAGGACGTAAAAGTAAAGACTGGAAATCTGGCTAAAACTAAAATTAATATTCCTAAAATATTCTTTCAGGAAAGGTCGTATTATGAAATCATCATGGCTGCATATACAAAAGCGTACAGGAAGAATAAAAAGCCATATATAGCCCAGATGAACAGAGATAAGCTGGAAGTTATACAAAAAGGAAAAGTTATCCCCAATTTCCACATTTGCCAGGGGGAAAGAATTGTAGAATCCTCTTATTCTGAAAACATTGACAGTATGGTAAACCGAGTATACATATACAATTCGGATAATAGAAAGATAGGAAGCATAAGTAATTCAAAGTGGGCTGATAAATTCGGAATCTTCCAAAATTCTATATCTGTAGATTCGGGAAATGGAAAAGCAGAAGCGAAGACAGAACTTCATGGGATTGATAAAACATCAAGTCTGACAATGATAGGAGACTGCAGATGCATCTCTGGATTAGGAGTGATCATAGAAGATTCCAGAACCGGACTAAAGGGAAAATTCTGGATAGAAAATGACAGCCATGAATGGAGTGGCGGTTTATACACCACAAAACTGGAACTGGCTTTTAAAAATATTATGGACGTCCAGGAAGAGGACGAAGAACAGAAAACATCTGAAGGTTCTTTTGGATCAGGGACAAGCAGCGCATTAGAGGATGTACTGAATCAGGCAAGAGCCTGGATTGGAATATCAGGGAGTACAAATGAGGCTACACAGTACTATGGATACAACGGAGTTGCATGGTGTTGTATTTTCCAATGGTCAGTTTTTAACAAATCTGGCCACGGAAATTTGTTTATGGGCGGTGGAAAAACAGCTAGTTGTTCCGAGGTAACAGAATGGTATCAAGCCAGAGGAAAATTCGGGACAGTGCCAAAAGTTGGAGCTTTAGTAGTTTACGGACCAGGAGGAGGAAGTCACATAGGTCTAGTAGAGAGTGTTTCCGGATCAGGAATAAATGATTACGTGTCGATCGAAGGTAACACTAGTGGAGCG